AGGTATTATTCAGTCTTATGGATTGCAAAATGGTCTAGTTTCCTTGACAAACGTGCGCCAGTGTATGGCGGATATCATGGATGGCTACGGGATTAAGAATGCTGACAGATATGTACAGCCAATGAATCCAGAAATTGAAACTAAGTTAGCCCAGATCAATGCCCAGAAAGCCCAACAGCAACAGCAAATGGCAATGCAGAATGATCCAAGTCAGGTCTTACTCAAAGCGGAAGCTATGAAAGCCCAGACGAAAGCCAAGACTGATCTGACAAAAGCGCAGTTAATGAAAGAAAAGCAAGAAGCCCAAGATGATCTGGATAGGGATAAACTGGATCAGGAACTTCTTATCAGAAGTGCGGAAATTCTTGGAAAATATGGTCAGGCTGTAGATGTTGCCCAAATTCAAGCTGAAAAAGCAAAGGCTAGAAACTGATGGCGACAGATTGGGAAAAAGAAGCACAACGGGCAAAAGAATTAAAGGAAAATGAAACCTTTCAAAAGATTTTAACCTACATCCGGAATCGTCAAATTGACACGTTCCTTATGTCTGATTCAGATGAGTCAGTTCAACGGGCAAGAAATATTGTTCATGCCCTCAACGAAGTCGAAGCAGAAATTGAGTATATTATCAATACTGACAAGATGAAAACTAATAAATAGGAGATTTGTACCGTGGCTGACACGACAAATACGCAAGAAGAAAATACCGGCTCAATTGAAGATATAGCTAAATCTTTATTAGTCCCTGAAGAAACTGCAACTCAAGAAGAAGTGAAAGAAGAAGCTTCGGAAGAACCAGTGGAAGCAAGTGACGAACAGGAAGAAGCTGTAGAAGAAGTTACAGCCGAAAGTGACGAAGAACAGGAAGAACAGGAAGTTCAAGAGCAACCTGAAGAAGAATTATACACAGTGAAAACTGATGGTAAGGAAATTCAAGTACCGCTATCTGATCTACTCCGAAGTTATTCAGGAAATTCTCACATACAAAATAAGATGCGGGAACAGGCAGAAATTTCTAAAAAAATGGAAGCTGAAGCCCATAATCTTAGTGAACAGCGAAAAGCCCTTCAAACACGTTTGGATAGTGTTGAAAAGGATTTTAAGTCGCAACAAATCAAAAGGCCACCATCTGAACTACTTCAGACTGATCCTATAAAATATATGGAAGAATTAGAACATTATAATATCCAGAAGGAAAAGATTGAAGAAGTACAGGCTGAACGACAAAGGCTTTCTTTAATTGAGAATGATAAGGCTGACAAAGAACGTCAGGCATATCTGATCGAACAAGGGAAAGCGTTAGTTGAACACATACCGGATTTACAGGACGCGGAAAAAGCCGAACCTTTAAAAAAGGCAATGATTCAAACCGCAGTTCAGTACGGTTTCACAGAATCTGATGTTAGTCAGATTCAGGATGCTAGGGCTTTGAAACTTTTACACGATGTCATGTTATTTCAGAAATCGGTACAAGCCAAAGACTCTAATGTTCAGAAATCAAGTCCAAGACCTTTGATCAAAACTGGTGCGAAACAAAGTCCTTCTGCTACCCAATCCAAACAGCGAGAAAAAGCTTTTCAGAACATGAAACAATCTGGAAGCGTTGAAGACGTTGCCAGATGGATAGCTCAAGGAGAATAGGATGGCAGTTCCATCAAGTACTACAGAGACTTACGCAAGCACTCTCATAAGGGAGTCACTCCAAGACGCGTTGGTCAATATTAACCCGGCCGACCATGTGTTTATGAACGCAATCGGTTCTAGAAGTGTGAAAAATACTTTGTTCGAATGGGCAAAGGTAACTTTAGCCAGTGCCGGTGCTAACCGACAGATAGAAGGTGATGATCTTGGAAATACCGCATCAACTTTGCCTGTCAGATTAAGCAACTACACGCAAATTAGTTCCAAGGTGACGCAAACGTCAAGCACTGCGGAAGCTACTCATGGAAATCCCGATGCAATAGGCCATGCCATGCAGTTAAGCCTAAAATTGGCTGAATTAAAGCGTGATATGGAAACCATGATGTTGGATAACGTAGCAGGGGTTGCCGGTTCGTCTGGTAATGCCAGAACGTCAGCCGGTTTGGGTTGTTTTATTCGAAGTAATATTTCAGCCGGAAGCGGTAACAGCGCACCTACATTAAGTGGGACAACTGCGGGTTTCCCAAACGCTTCGCGTGGAAATGGCACTGATAGAAATCTTCTCGAATCCCACGTTCAGGACGCACTGAAATCTGTGTGGAGCGCAGGCTCTACAGCTAACATGGTTTTATGCCCTGCACCGCAAAAGGTCTTGATTTCAGCGTTTTCAGGTAATTCACAGAAGTACTCTGTAAACATGAGTAACCCAAAGCAATTAACGAATGCGATTGATATCTACGTTGGCGATTTTGGTCAAGTTGATATCGTCCCATCAAGGTATATGCCGGCTAATACGATTTACGTTATTAATCCGGAACATATCAAGATGGCTTACCTTCAGGAGACTAAGCAAGAGCCGTTGGCAAAAACTGGTTTGAGCCAGCGATCAATGATCTCATGCGAATATGGTCTTCAGGTAGATGCTGAAGAAGCATTGGCGGTCATCGCAGACATTAATGACGTAGACGCTTAGAGGTCATAAATGAAAACAACCATTAAAATCACTACTGATAAGTTGCCCTACCTAGAATCTCTAGGTAGGCGACTTTCTAAAGATGAGGTCGTGGAAGCCGATAAAGATATTGCTGATTTCTTTGTTAAGAATGGATTGGCGGTTGAAAATGAGTCTTCTGGGAATGAAAGCTCAACCAAAAAGAAAAGAGCAAGAAATTCTAAAGGACACTGGAAAAGTGACGATTTATCGACCCCCACAATTAATGAGGCTTATGAATGACCGGAAAGATAACTTATGAGAAACTAGGTGAAAAACATATTGTTGAAGATGGCAATATCCACATTGTCAGGACGCAAGACGTTGAACCTATTTTAAAAGAAAATCACGAAATGCGTGAAACGCCTAATTCTCTAGGTCAATCAATGCGACTAGCGGGGCGAGTCCCCGCAGTCGTAGCCCAGCAATGGGCGAAGGAATGTGGAGCTTCAATAGGTACGCCAGAGTTTGGCGCATACGTCAAAACTAAGCTTATGGACGGGGATTTTGCCAAATTCAGGATTAAGGGATACTAATGTCGATTACCACCTATGCAGAGCTAAAAAGCACCATAGCGGATTACTTAAATCGGTCAGATTTAACTTCGATTATCCCTACCTTTATTAGTCTTGCCGAAAGTGGTTTTCAACGAACAATTCGTCATTGGCGAATGCACAAAAGGGCAACCAGCAATCTGGAAAGTGAATTTTCAGCCGTACCTTCCGATTACTTGGAATCTATTCGCTGGCATATTACAACTGCGCCCCCAAGTGTGATTGAATACGCTTCCCCTGTTGAAATTATGACTTCCAAAACGGGCAACAATGATACAACCGGAAGACCTACTTTGTTTTCTGTTGTTAATTCAGAATTTCAAGTTTGGCCTAGACCAGACCAGACCTATGGTTCGGAATTATTATTTTATTCCAAAATTCCCATACTTTCAGACAGTAATACTTCAAATTGGCTCTTGGAAGATCATCCAGATTTATACCTTTATGCATCTTTGCAGGCATCTGCCCCGTATTTAATGCAAGATGAAAGAATTAACCTATGGAACGAACTATATCTTTCAGCAACGCAAAATCTAATTGCATCAAGTGAAACGGCTAGATCAAGTGGCTCACTTCGAATGCGAGTGACAACCTATTGATTTAAAAGGAGAATTTCATGTCAGACGCTTTATCTAATGACTGGGAGCAACATTTGCTTCAGTACACATTCAATTCAAATTCATTAACTAGGCCGACAACCCTTTATCTGGCTTTACACACTTCAAGTCCCACAGACGCAGGGGGAAACGAGATAAGCGGAAATGGCTACGTTAGGCAGTCAATAACCTTCGGAACTGTGTCAGGCTCTACCGCAAGTTCTAATGCCACAGTTACATTCCCTGCCTGCACAGGTTCAACGTGGGGGACAATAACACATTGTTCAATCCATACGGCTAGCACGTCAGGAACGATGATCTGCCATTCTGCATTAACTGCAAGCAAAGCTATAGCCGTTGGAGACATTCTTCAAGTGGCAAGTGGGTCGGTCACAGTGAGCCTTTCTTGATAGGAACTTAGCATGGCACTAGTCTTTAAAGACAGAATAAAAGAAACGACTACCACGACAGGGCAGGGGACAATAACCCTTGCAGGGGCAGTTAATGGTTTCCGAAGTTTTGCAGACGTGGGAAATAATACAACGTACTATGTCATAAGTGACAACACGGCCTACAATTGGGAAGTCGGAATTGGGACTTATACTGCGTCTGGAACTACGCTTTCTAGAGACACAGTTTTACAGACTAGCGCAGGGAACACGACAAAGATAAATTTCGGGGCAGGGAGCAAGGAAGTTTTTGTTTCAAGCCCAGCGGATAAGCACGTTTATTTAGATGCCTCTGGAGATTTAACAATAAATGGTACAACATATTTGAATGCCATTCACAACAGGTGGACAAAAACGGCCACAAGCAACCAGACAGTTTTTACTGGCTCTAGTGATAGTGGAGCAACTTTAAGTGTTTCGGCCCATACACAAGTTTTCATCAATGGAATTTTACTTGAGGCTTCAGATTATACAATTGGCGGAACTACCACAGTCACATTGGGTTCTGGAGCTTCAACCTCTGACATTGTGGAGATTATCAGTTTTGCCCCCTTCACAACGGCTTTAGCTTTGCAACCATCCAACAATTTGAGTGATGTTTCTTTAGCCTCAACAGCAAGAACTAACTTAGGGCTTGGTGATGCCTCAACAAAGACAGTTGGAATTTCGTCTGGAAACGTAGGCACATTTGCATCTGGCGTGTCTGATAATTCGTTTCTCAAGATAGACGGAGTGACAATCGAAGGGCGTAGTTATGCTCAAGTTCTGTCAGACATAGGTGGTCAGGCATCCTTAACTTTTGGCATTGCTAATACTAATGCAGTAAAAGTAGATCACGCTTCTGTAGCTGATGATGACTATGCCAAATTTACTGCGAGTGGCGTTGAGGGGCGTAGCTATGCGGAAGTCCTTTCAGATATAGGTGGTCAAGCGTCTTTGACATTTGGTATCGCTAATACAAACGCAGTAAAAGTAGATCATGCATCTGTAGCAGATAATGATTATGCTAAATTTACTTCGAGTGGAGTAGAAGGTCGTAGTTATGCGGAAGTCCTTTCAGACATTGGTGGACTTTCAACATCTGTGGCTTCCTCAACGTATGCTCCACTAGCAGGAGCA